TTCGTTTGCTAACGATGCACTCGGACCGGGAAACACCCCGGAGCCAAGATTTGCAAGTAGAGTTTAAACTACTACCCAGCGAGTCTTGTAGCAGCCCTTCTTAACCTCCATTTGGTGTCTGGAAAGGAGGCCAGATGCCTGAGGCTCGTCCTCACGAGTCTCGACAGCATCATCCCGGATTGTGATCCAAGGATCGTCAACGTACTCGACGTTCCTCTTCACCCAATGCCAATACCAGCAGTATGGCTTTAGAAGCTTAGGTTTACGCTTCTTCTGTACACGCACAAGTTTCCTATAGCGTGTAATGCCATTTTCGTAAGCAGGCTTGCTTACTAGGACGGAATATCTGCGAGGCACGTACTTAAGCCCCGCGGTCTCCGTTTCCCAAGCTGGTACAACACACAGTTCACTCCAGATTGATACGATCTCTAGTAGTATAAGATCGTATGTCTCTGGAATCTCTTCGTAGGACCAACGCTTCAACAAGCCGTTAGCCCAACTATGAAGAAGTTCTGTGTATTCGTGTGCAGAGTATTTCCCGCACTCGTGTTCGGGCATAAAGGGTCGCACATCAACACCGCGATGATAATCACCACCGCAGGATTCGCGAAATGGGCCCTCAACGAAAGATTTGTCTTCGTTGACGGTGAATCCAAGATTGCCAAGGGTGGCAATCACATAGTGACTGTAAGATGCCGGGAAAATAATATCATCCCCGTAAACATCAACAGTCGCTTGGGATCCCATTAACTCTAAAACCGCTCTAACTAGGCAGTAAAAGAGCAACGTCTGAAGTGGAAACGTATGGCCCGAACCCATCAACATGTATGAGCGTATTTCAAAAGTGAGTGCGCCGATTGTAACAACCGGTGTTCGCACTGTATTGAATACGTCATGCCATGAAATGGGCGTAAGGGCTTCCACGTGTTCCCAGACAAACGAATCTGATGCGCGAGACATATCAATCGTACAGCAATAATCATCAATAGAACTTCGCTTCGCGAGGTCCTTATGACGGAATTGCTGTTTCTTTAGATTGATATGCGTGCCGCCTTCTAACCGCTTTCGTACCATGAGCCCAAGACCTCTTGAGAGGAATCCTCCCAATGTCGTATCGGGCGCGATGATACGCGCGCTTTTGAAGGATTTCGGTACCGCCTTCAGTTCGAGAGACTCACAGGGGACAAAATTCTTCATCTCCCTGCGACAAGCCCTATGTAGAATGATATCGTTACATAGGATCGCCTTAAACCACTCTTGCTGACTCTGCGAGCCATTAAGAGTCTTGACTCTCTCATCCAGATACGATTCCCGGTAGGGAAGATCCGCAGCTGCTCGTTTACCAAAGGCGCACATCTTAGAGAATTCATCAAAATCGAATTCACCTAAAATATCCGAGCATATAGCTCGGGCGCGTTGGAGGACAAGCTTTGCTGATGGATTTGTATCTGGTAGACCATAACTCGCCTGTGAATCAACAAATTCCGCGAAGGATTTGCTGCTCAATCGGTCGAAGTCAGGATCTGTTGAGAACAACACCCGCTTTGCGAAATGTTGTAACTGGCGCATAACCTTAAACTGATAAGAATCCCAGTAATCATACCTAGGACCCGTATAAGTTCTTGGGTCATTAAACCAATCGGCCTTCTTAGGTTGAAGGTCTCTCACTAATGCTGCATGTAACTTTCGCAGCATTGGCTCTGTGTGAAACGTCTGTTTGGAGCGTCTCTTCATGATGGTCCTCTAATGGTAGAATTGAAGTACTATTTTACCTAAGGGATCCGTACTGAAAGAAGTCTTCAGCATCGGACGAGTTCAGGGCTGAGGTGCCTAAAGATATAAGGTTAGTGACTTCACTAGCCCCGTCTTCAGGGTGTACCTCAACCTCAATCCGGATCAAGTTGTAAACAACCTTACCGGATGCCAGGGTAGAAGGCCTCACTATCCGTAGTGAGTTCTTCATCTTGGTGTACTCACCATCAGAGCCAACTGTAGGCTGACGGCTTACCGCGTACAGTTTCTCACGTGTGTAGAAGTCAGCGTCGCTGTCATTGTGACTAACAACGCCGTTCGCTACCGTTTCACCGGTTGGGTTAAAAGTGATATTCGACCCGCCGGTAGGAGCGTTAAATGTGCCCCCTTCGTTTAGTGTCAGATTGTCAACAGACATCTTTCACCTCCTGTTCGCCACAGTTTTTAGTAACGCTGTGACTAAGGCTAGGGCATCGAGTTGGTGAAGCAAGGTTTGCTTCCCCGGAACGATGACCGGTAGAGTTGGCGGCGCAACATCATCTCCAATGAATCGGACGATGTGATGCGAACGTATAGTAAGTGGATCTTTCTTAGTTGGGCAAGTTATCATCTGCCTAACACAGTCGGATGCACTTCCATCAACCCAGTAGTCAATTTGAACGTTCTTAACTTTCGTCAAATAACGTTCACCAGCTTCAATGTTGGTGTCTCTCCATGAGGCTAACCAAAGCCCCACGTTGATAAACCAATCAAAAATAAATGAAGCTCGTACGATCTCCCACCCTGCCGATGCTACATCTAACGCACCTGTACCCCAAGGGGACGGGTCATTCTGACGTAATATCGTAAGGGCGCCACCAACTCGAAAGCGGGTGGTTTTACGAGATCTGACTACCAAGGTTCCGTGGGAGTAGACGAACTTGTGTGTGTTGTACACACGAGTGTCGCCCCAGTCCTTATAAACTTGGACTTTCTCCTTGGGCGTGGGCGGCTCGATTGCCGCCAGCACGTCTTGGATGGTCAAAATCAACGGCTGAACTGCGTATCGCCATTCCAACCACACACGCTCCGGGTTTTTAGCCCTCGGCAATGCGTGTTTCAGGAATTGCGAATGTTTGAAGAACATGATGAAAAGATCCTTGATGTAGTAGATCGATTCACCTAGTTCCGCAAAGAACGTTGCCGAGCCAAACCTTGGAGCATTTGCTTTCGCGTGTAACTTAGCCATCATCAATTTTTGATAGCCAATGTCATCCGCGTGGAACTCTAACGTTCCATCGTAAATGTCCGGTGGGTTTAGCCATGCAGGATGGGTTTTATGCTCGATAGCACAGAGTAACCAGTTGGTTCCTCCGTCCACACCGAGTTGAGACCCACTTGCACCGACGCCGTTGTTGCAGTACCAAAGAGAGCGCTCCCCGGTCCAGTTTTGCTGGTACCGTTCGAAGCTTCTCTCTTTAGTCACATCCTTTACCCCGCGCCAGGATGTAACGAAACCCTTGGATAGGGTCACGTTTCTCCAGAAGTACCGGTCTTCACAAGTTCCACACGCTTCGGTGTTGGAACCCATGTAGTACCCGGCTTCTTGCACGGTGGGATTGATGATGGTATCGTAAGACATGATATCCTCCATCAATTAAAAGGATGCTCGCCAGGTTGTGACATACCTATAGGAATATCAGGTATGTCGACACCTAATGACGTTAAAATCGTCTTGACGACGAAATAAGCTAACGCCACTGCGAGGCCAACTGTTAATTTTGAATGCCCTAACATGAGCACCTCCTGGTGCCCAAAGGGCACGCCAACGGTTGAATCCGTCAACCAACGGAGTGTTTCGACCCTTATGGCCAAGTAACTAACTTAGAATACCACAAGCGATCTACAAGATGGAATACATGAATGCTTTCGCATTCTCAGAATACAACGGAACTTCTCCCGTAGGAGTGTCCTTGTTGTAATCTGGTAATCCATCTTGGTCCCTCGCGATAGGTCCCGATACTCGCCTACTGGATGGTAGGTGGTAAAGGTAGACCGGTCCCC